ATTGTATAATCGTTACACCAGTTCCATCATGCACCCATGCCACTACACGGTAATTAATACTATCATGGACAATGAAATCATCTTCAGCGATGTATGGAACATCAGAAGTCTTACAAGTTAGCCTTGGTTGCTCTTGATGAACAAGAGCCATGCCGCCTGCGTCTAATGGAACAGTTTCGTTATCAAAAATACCTTTTATAGAACTGTCTCCCAAACCAAGTTTGCGCTGATAAGAAACAGTTACAGCAAAGTCCTCAACATCAAATAAAAAGTTAAGGTCACTGGTCAGAGGTATCGTCATCAGCTTTTACCTCTTCCTTATCGGAATAAAGATCTGCATAGTCACGATCTATAAGCTTTTCGCCAACACGATTATCAACATCGTGTACACTATTAGCGGCGCACTTTTTGCCACTAACTATTGCTTGCTTTTTAAGCTTGATCTTCATCTTTTTTAGCCCTCGTAACTTTTGGCGCTGCTGCTTTGTTTTCAATCTTTGGCTCTGGTTTTGGAGTTGGTGCTACAGCTATGCGATTATAACCTTTAAGGGTTGCCGCTTCGTCCTCACCAAGCTCTACCACGTCACCTGCGCTTCTTGTTGCACCAGCCGCAAAACAAGACTTTAAAATTACATAATTCATTTTATTCCCCTCAGAAGAGGGGAGAGCCTTTTGGCTCTCCCACGTTAGCATAATTATGAACCGTCATTATTGACAGCGAATGATACAGCGTGACGAACAGCTACATCTACAGTCTGTAGAGCAACAATTCTAACTGTGCCTGATGTTGATGCTGTGAATGGATCAACAGTTATGTCTAATCCACCGTACATACCAATCAACAAGTCAGCAAAGTTTCCAAAATACAAGTCACCTGCTGTAACTTGGTTTGACACGATTGCGCGGTATCCGTTCATTTCACCGCCTTGCAATACAAACTGGCCTGAACCTGAGTCTTTGACAGTTGTCTTTAGCGCTCCAGCCATGCTTGCTGGTAAGATATATGCAAGGTTGCCCATAAGTGCATTATCTTCAGCAACTGCTGTTTCCATTGCCACAACTTCCGCAAATGTTGGATTAGCTGCTGCAAAGTCAGTTGGAGCATTGATACCAGATGTGTTCTTGATACCAGTTGGGTTTCCAGAAGATCCAGAACCTTGCAACGCACCATTATCGATAGCTAATGCGATACCTGATGACAAGTCATTACGCACTAGGTTTTCAATATCCAAAGATGACTGCATCATCATTAAGCGAGTGATGTCAGTGAATGCACCAATGGTCTTTGGTGTCATTGTGACCTGACCGAATGTTGGCTCACTCTCTGAAGATGCCCCACCTTCACTTGCGATAAATGCAGCAGTTGAGGCAGCAGTTTTCTTAGGTATCTTAACGTCACCTTGCAAGCCAGTAAGCATTGTTGCTCCAGCATCCATTACAGATGAAGCATTTCTTAACACATCAATGAAGTCACCGCCACGATAAGCTTCTGCCACCATTGCGCTGTCATCTGATGTATTTAAGTCACGCTGACCCCAAGAGCGCATCACGTCAATTGGCATATATAGACCTTGTGGATCTACGCCAGCACGTTTTGCAGCTTCTCTTGACGCTTCAAACTCAAACTCTGCTTCCGCTTGAGCATTGCGATCTGTTGGATTTGCCATAGCGCGAATTGCTTTCATAAGAGAGAAGTTACGCACTTCCTTCTTACTCAAACCAATTTCTTGGCTATCTAGTGGCTCGTTCCCAATTACCTCAAGTAATTCACCGCGAAATTCTGCTAATGAACGTCCTTCAGCAACTGCTTTATCTGCTAAGTCTCGCTTATTGTGCTTTGCAGCTAAACGATACATCTCAGCAGTATCTTTTGTGGCGGCACGACTAGCTTCTGCCTTCACCGCCTCAATGTCTACTACGTTTTCTTCTGACATTGTTTTTTCCTTTCTTATAGGAGTTTCTACTAAGGGTGATTTGTCAATCTCTGCACTTCTACCAACGCCCACTGTCCTGTCGGCAGGGATAGAAACAACAGAAACTTCCATTGGAAGCCAAGATTTTACACGGAAGCTATCCGTACCATCTTTCTCCATGTCGTTGACTTGATAGCCAACTGAGATATTGCTGCGTATTCCATCAACAACATCATCGAAAACCTCTCTAGCCAATCCGTTTTTTCCGAAACGGACTGTAGCACGCAACCTACGTGACGAACTATCAAGGTTAACATCCTCAACCACGCCAATCTGCTGACGTGGATCATGATCTAGCAAAAGAGGCATTCTGCCTGATTTAGCAAACTCTAAATCAATACTGCCCTCATCATGATCTAATATTTCATTTCCAAAACTGCGTTCAACTGGCTCTTCGCTAGATACAGCCATTTTAACAGTGCGGTTATCTTCGTTCACAACTTTACCATCAAAAGCCATAGAGCGAACTTTTACTTCGCTAGTCTCAAGTCTCTCTTCAGACATTTCATCGTCCACTTTTGCGTAGGTAATAACTATTGTTTCGTCAGTCTCTTCAATATTTACAATATGACGCTTCTTATCTTTATCTTTGTGGTAACGCTTTGCAGTTTTTGTCAGCGTAGAAAATCTATGCCCCACCATTCTGCCAGAGGCTTCCCAGCCGTCATCGCCCTCACGATAAACCTCAATTAAAGCTGCTGGATCTTCAGCGTCTCCATTTATAGTGAAGTCACTATCAGGAACATCAATCGATCCATCTCTTTCAATACGTTCTATCTTTCCGTATGCTTCGCCACCCGAACTATTCCAGCTAACCCAATCGCCAACTCTAAGCTCATCTGGCTCTGCTCTTACCTCTTCAGTCATAGCATCATCCTCTATTTCTTCTGAGATTATATCAGATTCATCTATATCTTGCATAGTGCGATCCTCTTTCTTTAATCGTTCAGTAATTTTTCTACTCCATGAAAAGCCTGCGTCACCACCCCACAAAGCCCACGCGATTCGCCCATTGCTAGGAAATCCATCTTCACCGGGTCTGAAACCTTTTGCCTTTTTATCTACCTCATGCCGACTAAAGAATGAAAACATTCTCTTGACAGTATCTTTAGATAAGTTCTTTCCATTTGATATATCTCTAGCTCTTGCGATACCAACAGCAGTGCCGCCTCGCCCAAATTCACTTCGCCATTCTAATCCACGCTTGGCTTCTTCTACCATTCCACTAGTCGGTTTGTACGGCATCATCACCCTCCGCTGGCACTGGCAACTTGTTTCCAAAAGGCTGGTAAGCCATGCTCATGCCATATTGTTGTGCAGTTTCTACATCTCTCTGTATTTGAGCAAAAGTATCTTCAGCATCACGTCCATAGTTAGCTGCTATGTCAGAGTGGCTAATAATACCATTCTGCAAGCCAACAACAGCAGCATTCATTTCTTTAAGGGGATCAACCCACTGAAACCCTCTGCCACGCCATGTTACATCTTGGGTAAACTTAAATACCTTTTGATCGCCTGTTATAGGAATAAAATTAAAACTCATTACGTGTTCAACCCAAAGCCTATAAAAAGGATCAAGGAAGTGATCGATCATAAATCTATGTAACGTCTTATAAAAGTCTCTTTCCTCTAGCGCCCCTTGCCGAATAGAAGAGTAACTAGTTCCCTCAAGATCATTAGCTAAAGACGTATAACTAACGCCTAAACCGCCAGCTATTCCACGCAAAATTGACTTCTCAAAGTCTGCAAAAGCAGAGGTTGGATGAGTTGGATCAAAAGGCGTAAAATCTACGCCAGCTGGGAGTTGATGGAATGACCCTGCCTCTGCGTCATATATCGGCACTGTATTTGCATCATCGTCAAATCCGTCAGCCGTAAACCCATCCCCAGCAGGTGATGTAAAGAAACCCATTTTAGCAGCGCCTGTTCTAGCGGCTATAAGTTCAGCCTCTCTATACCCATGAAGCATTTTAAGTGATGTGATTGCAGCCGCTGACCAAGGAACTCCGCGAGTTTGCCCAGCTCTCTCAACCCGGTAAATGTGCATAATCTCATCTGCTGGAACACGCCTATACTTTCTTTCAGCCATAGGAAGCATATAATCGTAATCGCCCTTATGATAATTTAGGACATGATACGCTACTGGCCGCTTAGTCTTTTCGTCTAACTCAACGCCCATCCGAATATGATTACCGTTTGCTGCCTTTTCGTTCTTTTCTTCATCTACTAAATCTGGCTCAAGTATCTGCACAGCTATTCCATGACGCAAATAGTTACCTTTAACTATCTGCAAAAATACTTCGCCATCTCGCGCTACCCCAGTAATTATGTGATTACACAAGTCAATCATAGACATTCGCCCATCAACTGTGCATCCACCAGTTCTAGAAAACTCTGACCAAGCCCCCTCAACTATCTGATTGCCGGGGCGATCAACTGTGCCATCTCGATTTATGCCACGAACTTGTACTTTAAACCCAGCCTCACCTACGACATTCACACGCAGTAACTGTAGATAACGCCTAAAGTATTCATTGTTACGCTCTAGGTCACGACTTCGATTTCTTATATCGCGCAAAGCCCATCTAATCTCACTATCAGCGCTTCGATTAGAACCAGTAAAATCGGCAAACAATCTTCCTTTGCTTGCTGCTGCAAAATTCCTTTTGCTTACTTTAGGTTTAGTGCGTTTAATAAAATCAAGTATACCCATTTAGCTAAACCTTACTTTTACTGTGTTGGAGCTTGCCTTACCACGCTTGACCCTAGCTTCAGCTTCTTGTCTCTTTACAATTCCTTGAAACTTATCCCTAGCCTCTTCTAGTTCTGCAAATGTCATTTTAGTTAATGACCTACCAGCAATAGAATAACTACCAACGTCAGTGTCGGCTCTGCCAAGTAGTAGACTTTCAATCTTGTCTACCATTTTCTTTTCAAATGTGCGTGGATCAACCCCGGCAACATCAATATCTGATCTTACTTCCCACTGTCCTCGCTCTAACACTATTCTAGCGCTGTCGCTATTTCTAACTATTTCAAGATGCCAATAGTGATGACCAGCGGTAAATGCGCTAGAGTCGCTGCTTGTAATCGTAAATAAATAATCTGTTCCGCTTGCTGACCCTATTACTTGAAATTCGTGAGATCCACCTGATGCATCTTTAGATATATAAGTTGCTGTGTGGGTGCTATTTGAGTAGGCTTCGTTGAGGTCTGTTCTTTTCCATTGCACAAAATCACCAACAACAAATTCTGACGGCTCTGTTGTTGGTGCATTAGCCGCCTCAAATAAATTATCCATATTTCTTACCTATACCCGTGCACAAATGAATTTCGCCTTGGCAAGCTTGGCCTCCTAATAGGTGGCTTATCTTTAGATAATACCCTATTTTGGGCTTGTTTGGCAACCACATCTATATTTATGTTTAGGAGACTAAATGCAGCGGTAGCGTACACTCTGCAATCAAGAGCTTCATTCCTTGGGCGAATCTTTATCCATTCCCTTCTTGGCCTGCCTTTATAATACTTAACCACCTTCTTTTCAGCAGTAAGCATTCTAAAATACTCTTCGTTTCTATCGGCTGGAAAATGGCAGTACCCCTCTCCAACTTCAGTCATTTTGAGCCTAGCGTAAATAAGCTCTTTTGCAGTATCTACACCAACAGGGAATAGGTTTATTTTACCAATATTGTTTTTAGTTGGCTTCCCGGTAATAGGCTTACCTTCACCGCCAATACCCTTTATTGCAAATACTCTTTTGCCAACTCTACCTTTACAATAATTATAAACTTGTTGCGTATAGTGACCACCGCTATCAATGCAAGTCGATCTAATCATAAGCTCACCAGCTAACGGATGCACAAACTTTTGCTGCAATACCTCGTCTAATTGCATCCATAATTCAGCAGTTGATGGGTCTCCGTAAATAGCTCTATACTCAATAGACCAAGTTTCCTCACCTTTACCCCAGCCTACAACTTCGTATTCAAGCCTATCATCTTGCACGTCTACTCCAGCCGTTAAAAGTAATACATCTTCTGGCAATTCATCTCCCCAAAACTCTGATCTATTAGATAAATCATGCTCATCAAGCATCTCACCTTGATCTTCCCAAGTTTCTCCCAAGGTAGTATTGACCCACGTTCTTAATCGCATAGGATCGCGTTTAGCTGCAATAAATTCACCTACGATCTCGTCTAGGCGTATCCAAGGAGAGTATAGTGCAGACAGGTGGAAACCTGCTGTCTTTCCATCCCCAGATGCAGTAGGCTTCCA